GTAGCCAGAAATACCGCTGTAGCCGCTGTAGCCAGAGAAGCCTGAATAACCGCTAATACCTGAGTACCCACTCCAACCACTATAGCCAGAAGTACCAGAATAACCAGAAATGCCCGACCAGCCAGAATAACCAGACCAACCACTTATACCACTAAAACCTGACTGGCCAGAATAACCAGAGTAGCCACTAATACCGCTATAACCTGAAATACCAACGTAACCACTTATACCGCTATAGCCTGAATAACCACTGTAGCCAGAAATACCACTATAACCGGAGTAACCACTAATACCACTAAAGCCTGAAATACCTGAATAACCGCTTATACCACTATAACCACTAATACCGCTAAAGCCTGAAATACCAGAGTAACCAGAGTAACTTGAGTAACCAGAAATACCAGAATAACCGCTTATACCGGAATAACCAGAAGCAGCTCCTGCACCGGGTTGCCCGCTATAACCACTATAACCAGAAACCCCGGAACCACTAAAACCACTAAAACCAGAATAACCAGATAGACCTAAACCAGAATAACCGGAATAACCAGAAACACCTTGCGGTCCAACAAACCCGGCCGCTGAAAGTGCAGAAAGGGAAGTACTATAAGAAGAATAAGTGCCGTCTGAATTAGGCTGTTCTAAATATATTAAATCATAAGGTAGCGGAGTTGCTGACGGTAACTCGTGCGGATAAATATAGTTAGGCGTATCTGAGGACATTTAATTTAAATACTTATAGAAGAGGTTATTAAATAGATAGCACTTGTAGAGCACTTAGAGCAGGATTACTCGATAGTAAAGCAGTAAGAAGTGTTAATTGGGTTTGATTTGCATTTGCAATGCTTATAGCTTGGTTAGAAGAAGAAATATAGTTGCTTGGACTGTTTGCTACTACATATGAACCGGAAGCAGCTAATGCACCTGTATTAGCACCAGACGAATTTGTTACACCAATAAGACGTACAAGAGAGTTTTGATCATCGTAATCTCCGTATACACTTGTATTTGCATCCGTGTTATCTCTGTAATCAAATACCTGTTCAGAGTCTTTATCAACAAATTGAGTATATACTTTTGTTTCAAGTACTTTAGGTAAGTTATTAACTGTACCGTCAAACTTATTATCATATACTTGATCCATAAGCTTTTCACGAGGTGCATTAATTTCGTAATTGTAATCAAAGCGTTTAGCTTTTATAGTCCATATATAATGCCCTAACAATTGATTTGCTTCTTCACTACCGCTTTGATCCAAACGTTCCGTTATTTCATATATCTGACCGCTTCTACCATTCGGTCTAGTAGATCCGTATTCAGATAACTCAATAAGATCTCCGGATTTCGGTTCGTAATTGGCTGCTGAAAGTGCACCACTTACTGCAGTAACTGTTGATGTAAAAGTGTTTATAGCTATTAATGCTGTTAAATCTGCTTGCCCTTCTAAACCAAACCTACTTAATATAGCATTGTCATTACTAACAGTAATAGCCATTACCATCGGGATAGGTGGAGCATATTGTACTAAAGGCTGTTCACCGTAAAAATAATCATGGGCGGATAAGTTATAACCATTAATATAATAGTTAATTTGCTGTCCGAACATATTAATTTGTTCTTTCCACCAACTATTAAATAAAGCTATTTGAGAAGCGTTGTCTGCTACATCTAAAACTCTTATTGGTCCTACAGTACATTCATACCCGCCACTCACTGTTGGTCCTACTGTTCCAGGAGCTACATAAGTACCAGTATCTATACAATATTGTGATATATAAGGCGAAGCCACGGAAATATTTACTATAATATGTAGAAATAAAGATAGATATACTAAATAATATTGATAATGAAGATTAAAAACTTTTCCGACCTAGGTAATATATACAGTGATATTGCCAATGAAGAACGCTCAAATGTGGTTGTAGAAAACAATCAAAATGAGGTTCTCTTAACTGATACTACCCATTACTTAAATGAGGAATTAGTTAAACCAGGTAGTGCAATGGGTGGTGGTCCTGGCACTAAAAAAGTAGATGGAAAAGATGTATCCCCATTACGTCCAAAGAGTGGACCTGAGGGTCTTAAAGGAAATAACTTTAAAAAGGTTGATAAGTTACAAGATCCTGGTTCAGATAAAGCAACAATGAAGAAAGAAGAAGAACATGAAGATAATGCTGAAACCAACGAAAAAGAAATGGATAATGCAAAACTTACAACTTCTGAAGAAAAAGTAGGGAATTCTGTACACGAGAACAATAAATATAATTACAAACCAAAGTTTACTATGTCAAAATCAAAATTCGATATCTATTACGAAGCCGCTATTCAGCGCGCTCCATTCAATGAAAACATGGAAGATGAAGCAGATGATGCAACCCTTCCAACTGATCAACATGAACCAATGGATGCTACAGATGCAGCAGCTGATGGTGCAGAAGATCAAGTCGGTGGTGAAGAAGAAAACTTCACGCATGAAGAAGCTATTGAAGCTTGCGAAAAACTTTTAGCATTCCTCAAGAAGGATAAAGAAGTTGATACAGCTCACGGAGATCTCGGCGACGAAGATCAAGAGATTGCTGGTTCCACTGAAGAAGAGGAAGAAGACACAATCGCTGAAGACGTAGATGCTGAAGACGAAGGTCACGTTCTTACTAAAGCTAATGGTTCCTTAAAGAAAGGTAACCCAGATGCAGTTAGTAAGCCAGTTGTTGTTGGTTCAAAAGGTGCAGCAAAGACCACTGGTGCTGGTAAAGCAGTAGATGGTAAGTTACGCAACGAGCCAGAACCAAAAGAAGTAGAAGGTGATGAATCTGCACTTCATGGTAATAAGAACAAACTTCAGAACACTAAGAAGTTCACTGCTGGTGCTACCAAAGAGCCAAAAGTCGGTGAAGATCTTTTCGGATAAGATTTAGACATAGTACAATTGCAAGCCCGTTGGAAACAACGGGCTTTTTTATTGTTACATTATAAAACCACCAAACCTACCTGATGCACTATCATAGTTAGGTACTTTCCAGCCCTGTGCTTTTAGGTCTTCTAAATCGCTATTGTCTTCTCCTTTAGAAGCAAAAAAAGCAGGGTTACGAATATTTTGTTCGTCTTTTATTTTACCGTTTGAAAGTTTATTATATACTGTATCAAGTTTAGGAGCATTAGCCTCATACGGATCAAAATTATATGGTTTAACTTTTAAAGGCTTCCCTGTACCGTCTTTTTCAGTAACTTCATAAAATTGTTCTACTACTTTACTATCTAAAGCAAATAATGCCCAAATTAAAGCTTCTACTCTATCATCTAAATACCTATCAGATTGTTTTTTCCATACCCCGTTTGCTTGTCTTATATAGGTTTTAAATTCCTGTAATGTAGGTTTATCGTATATTTTTAAACAACGTAACACATTCATCCAGTACCTAAAATTAGCCATTGAATTGAATTTACTGTTAGTGTGGGAGAATACACCTAAACGGTTTTCTTTATCTATTTTATCAGTAAATGTACCCATACTTGGAGTGTACTTTATAATACTTTCATAATGGTGAGTATGCACTAAAGCGTCTATTACTTGTGCACCGCAATTATTGCGTTCGACTAATAAAGGAGGAGACCCCCACTCTCTAGCTATATCTACTAGTTTTGTTGCGAAATTATGAGGGTCTAGTTTATTATTAGCATATACAGCAACTTGTTCTATGTTAGTTAAATCCGTAATATCCACTACTTGTATAACAGAGTTAGACCTACCAATACCCTCTCCAATATCAACGCCTATTGTATAGAAATGAAATGCTTGTCTGTCTTTAAAAATACGATATGTACCGTCATCATCCATTAAAATAGGTTCTATAGCATTAGCTTCCATTTCATCAAACTGTTCTTTATCAAAAGCGTTTTCACCTGCTGCTCTAAATTCGTTGCCGTACTCTTGATTAAATGCTTCAGCAGAACCAAGAGCTTTCATCGTCATTTCTTTCCATTTTTCATCTCTACCAGGAACCTCCCACCAATCTACACGTTCTTGATGCCACCCACTCTCTCCTTTTACAGCTTCTGTATATATGTTATAAAACAAATTACCTACCCCGTTAGGTGTAGATAACATAAAGATTTTAGATTTCTTAGAAGACGAAATTACAGGAAATACTGATTCCCAAAAGTCATTCATAAACTCAGCAGGAATAAACGCAGCTTCGTCAATTAATAGACAGTTAATGGACTCACCTCTGGCAGCATCAGACGTTGTAG